TCTTCGGAATAAAATCCATAGTTTTTAGCATCTTCTTCAAATTCTTCATTAACATAGTGAAGTGTCTGTCCTTCTAAAATATTTTGTTTTCTCCATACCAATGCAAATAATGGCTCTATCCCACTAGCACATCCTGCAATCATTGAAATAGTTCCTGTAGGAGCTACTGTTAGTCTACACGAATTTCTATAGTTTTCATGAATCTTATACTGACTACCTTCCCACGCAGGAAAGGCCCCTCTCATTGACCCTAACTCAATAGATTTCACGTCTGCTGCCATTTTAATCGCTTGCATTATTTCTCGACCTACTTCCCTAGCCAATTCCGAATCATAGGAAATACGCAATTTAACCAGGAGGTCTGCGAATCCCATAACCCCCAATCCTACTTTACGGGTGGCTCTCGTCATCTGAGCAATTTCTGGAATACTGTAGTCATTCGCATCAATTACGTTATCTAGGAAGTGAATGGCTAAATTAACTACTTGGATTAACCTACTCCAATTAATTTCATCATTCCAGTCTCTCGCCCCTAAATTCTTTATGTGAAATTTAGCTAGATTAATTGACCCTAAATTACAGCTTTCATAACCTAGAAGGGGCTGTTCCCCACATGGATTAGTAGATATCATTGGGCCATATTCGGGCAACACCTTATTATCTGCATTAATTCTATCTAAGAAAATCATCCCCGGTTCTCCGTTTCTCCACGCACCCATCACTATAGAGTCAAAAATCTCTTTGGCAGATTCTTGTGTTGTTGCCGCATTCGTATGGGGGTCATGAAGCCAGTATGAACCGTCAGTTTTTACTTTATCCATGAAATAATCATCAACAGCCACAGAAATATTAAAGTTATGTATATCACCTTCTACCTTCTTACATGCGATAAACTCTTTAATATCTGGATGGTAGACTGACATTACTGCCATGTTTGCCCCATCCCTTTTACCACCTTGAGTAATCATGCTAGATATTCTAGATAAGGTTTTAAGTACTTCAATAGGGCCACAGGCTACTCCATGAGTAGTATTAATCCTAGCTCCCTTAGGTCTAATTTTAGACAACGCAAAGCCTGTCCCGCCCCCAAATTTTTGCACCATCGCAGCATCAGTAGCAGCCTTCATAATATCCTGCATACTATCCTCTAAAGGTAATACAAAACAAGCACTTAATGTTCCTTGATTAGTGCCAGCATTCATCAAAGTAGGCGAATTCGGCAGGAATTCTAAATTTTCCATCATAGTAAAGAATTTATCAGATAGGTTTTGAACTTCCTTAGGAAATACTTCATATTGAGTATCTACAGAAGCAATGGCATTTGCAACTCTCCGAAATAGTGCGGGGGCATCTTCAATAACTGTATTTTCTGCGTTTTTTAAATAGTATCTATGGTTAAGAATGATTTCAGCTTGGTCAGATAGTGCGAAAGAAGTTTGATTACTTAGTGTCTCTACAGTCATTGATTCTCTCTACCCCCTATGTCCACAAAATATGCATAATTTACGTTCTGGCACCCAAAATTCTGGTTTACAGATTATCTCTTCACAATTAGGATTGGGGCAATCTGCCATCGTTAATCCGTGGTTAATTGTGCTAGTATAGTCTACCTGAATACCCCCAGGAAAATCCATCTGCTGAGGTTTATCACTGGTTATATCTTCAATTGTGGGAGTTTGGGCCTCCTCAGGCTTTAATTCAGCTGGGTCTTCGGGGTCAAGATACCCTTGCAGATTCCCTAAATGTACCACCCCAAATTGACCCATTTCATGCGAGGCTAGTAAAGCCATTCCTATAGAAAAGAATGCGTCTCCATGACCCATCGGGGTATCTGGAGCCTTGAGTTCATTATTCACACTTAGAATTTGCTGCTTTTGCCTCTCATCCTTTATCAAAGTTAGATTACCTGAGTGAACACATTCTTCAAAAATATGAGCCATGGTATTCTTAGATTTAAGGGTGAAAGATAGGGGATGCCACCTGAAGTCCAACCCTCTATCTTCCAACTCCCCTCTAGTATTATCCACGTATCCACGGTCAATGTCAAATTTTTCAGCCACCTCATTTAGATACTCGATTTGGTCTGAATAATTCCAACCATCTAACCAAGATTGATGAAGCTGAGAAACCTTATTACCCTCTCTTTGAAAGATAACTAGGTGGGATGGGTGACGCTTTTTTCCTACGTCAAATCCTGCAAATACGAAGGTATCTTCTGGTTTCCTATACCTATGTGTTACAGGTATATTTCGTAAAGAGTCGTCTTCACACTTACTTATGTCTGCATCATTAAAATAACTTTCTGTAGCAAAGTGGGGAACGAGTAAAAACTCAGAAGCAAAGGATTTAGGTCTAGCTGTTTGTTGCTGGAGAAGCCATTTCTCATCATATAACTCAGGCATTAGTACTCTACGCCCAGGAATTGGGTCTAAGGCCGGTAATATCCTACAAAAGAAACGGTCATCTTCCTGAAGTTTACTTAACAAATCCCCCGGCATCATGGGGGTTCCCATAACAATAACAGGAGTACCTTTAAGAGGTATGAACATAGACTCAGTAAGGAAGTGGTCTTCAACCTTAGTTATTTGCCCAATGTTCAATGGATTTTCAGGGTCACGAAGAATATCATCAGCGATTAATGCTCCATTTACATGCATACCCCGCTTAAACGAAAATAATCCTCCGTGTCTCACATCCATGGGTTTATTATTTACATAGTATCTGGCAGAAAAATCAGCTTTAGGTGACCTATTATCCATCCATTCTCGGAGTATGTAATTTCTAGAGATAGCTTTATTAATTTCGGAAATATGATATCGAGCCATAGAATCACTATAAGATAAATATAAAACAGCACAATCCCTAGGAGCTTTGAGTAATGACCAAACACTAAAAGCATGACCTAGAATAGTACTTTTGAAATGGAACCGGGGTAATATAGCACAGTAATTTAGGGTGTTTGCTAGGCAATATTCAATATCTTCAGCAAGTTGTCCCACATGCCACGCATTAAAATATTCTGGGTTATCAAAACTATGCGCCCAAATATTAATTAGGAAGTCGTAAAAACCTCCAACTTGTGTTCTTTGAGTAGTTAGCAAACCACTAGCTAATCTATCGAAAGCATCTGAAAAGGTCGTTACTTCTTGTGTCATGCTATAGAAGGCTCCTCTGTTTGAATTAATGCTTTAAGTCTAAATGCAATTTTGCGTAGCAATGCTTCATCAGAAACTTCTTCCACTAGTACATTCAAGACATTCTGAACAAACTGTAGATTAATCATACCTTCCATAACAAGACGCTCACCCTTGATACCCATGTCGAGAGCTTTAGCAGCTTCAAAGGCTTTATCAAATGGTAAATGGTCGAGGTCATGAGCGGCTTTCTGACGAAGCTCCCCGTATTCTTGTAAGTGTTCCTGTTGGATACGGGTAAAATGTTGTCCACTAGATTCCTTAACTTGTTCAATGGCTTTAGTCTGTACTTCTACCTTATGGTTGTCCCAGCCATTTTCCCTAGCCCACATATAAATAGTGGTAGGTTTAACTTCTGTAGTAAATTCCTCCCACAGTTGTTCGACTATTTCTCTAGCTGACTGGTCACCTCGGATGTACAGTTCTAAAGCCCTGTTCTTTATGTCGGGGTCAAATGATTTAGGCATATCTTCTCCTATAAGGAAAATGGCTGAACGTTATACTCTTTGAGATTGGGTTTTACAAGCCCTTTACGAGGAGCTTTATCACTACCATCCCAGTTACTTGGAATATCAAATGACTGGTCAGAAGCATGTTGAGATTCAAGACTACCCCCATAAGGAGAGCCATCAGATTGCAATAACCCAGCAAAGTTCATGTGACCTGTTTTACGGACAGCCGCAGTGAAACACTCAGGTTTATCTCCTGCATATTTCAGTCCTATTTCTCCCCTAGTACACAACCCTCTCCAGACTCCTGCATCTTTCCCCAATGGTTGATAGCCCCTCTTCTTCAAGAGAGTGCCAGTAGTACGTTGGGTGTCTTCTACCTGAACATTATGCTTACACCCAAAATAGTCACACCAAACTACTACTCCGTACTTCGCCTTAAATTGAGCCGCAGTCATGTCTTTTGGTATTTTGTCTTTGTACTCTACACTAACTTCAGTCTTCCCGCCCATATAAAATGTTAAACTCATATATCCTCCCCTAGGTAATTAAATCTCCCCCATAAAGCTATACACGCTGCATCTGCATGGTCTTGTTCTTTAAAAGACCTATCCCACATAATAGCAGCATATTCAAATATATCTGCTTTACTCGCATTTCCCCTTTCTAATACATATTTTTTCCAACTCTTATTTTGGATTGGGACACATTCTAACCCATGTAAAAAACAAATAAATCTAGCTGTGTAAACTACCGCAGCTATCTGCATTGTGGTTTTAGGGTTCTGAATAAAAATGGGGGCTTCAATAGCCACCCGCAATGTAGGATACCTTTCTTTAATTATACCTAATTCATCGTAAAAACTTTTCAAAAACAGGGGGAATCTGGACTCAAAATCAGGCAATTTAGAAGTCCATTTATCAAAGGAACATAGATTAGCTAAATCGTCAAGTATGACCCCATGAATAGCCTTGCTGGAGCAATCTAGCCCCAGGTAATGACTACCCATGGGATGTTGCCGGGGCTGTTCTTAATGATACAATTCTAGATACCGTATGGTAAGCAGATGTGTATGCATTTAATAGCCCATTTAGTTTAGTGTATTCAGCATCTTGTTCAATGAGTTCTCGACTTAACTCTCGGAGTTGGGGATAAGACGATAGAGCCGCCCCACGTATTTCTTCCCGTGTTAGTTTCTTTTTGCCTTCAGATTCCCTGTCTTCTGTAATTCTGTAAAGCGCAGTAGAATACCCCTCTTCAAATGCAGCCTTAATAGCACTCTTAGCAGAGTCTACATCAGCTAATCTGCTTTCCAAATAGGCTTTATAGCTCCCATACAAAACTAGAAACTCTTCCAATGTACGAGAATTAGCATTCATTAAATTGGAGAATTCTAATGAGGTATGTTCACTAAGGTCTGCCTGGAATGGGGGCACCATTAAATCCTCTAGGGCTTTATCCGCTTTCCTCAATGCTTTCATAGGAGTCCATTTCTCCGTCATCTTCATCCTCCTCCGTTTCTTTATAATCTTTACAAGGACACCATGGGGGGCCTGTGCATCCCTCAGGCATAACCTCCATATTCTGAATCTTCCTACACTTAGCCTCTATAGACTGCCACGCCTTCTCGCTATACTCTATTGGGAAAGCTTTTATGTGTTGGTCATTCTTATTTTCATACAACACTATTCCCCGTTCCATCTTTAGTAGATGTAGATATAACTGAAGTTGTATTAGATGTTCTCGTTTAGGCTTTCCCCGTAAATTCTTAAAGCCCTTGTCGTTAATAGATTTTAACTCCAACACAACCTCAGAGTAAAGAGGATGGCTTAATATAAAGTCTGCCCTCCCTGATATAGGGGGGTCTTCGCAAGTACATGGGATTTCTCTTTCTTTAAGTATTCCCATCTTTTCAAAATAGGTAGTCATACGTTCCTCTAAGAATGACCCATTATCAAATATCCTACGAGTATAGCTATGAATAGTTGAAGGTGCAAGCATTCCCCTATACGATAGATACAGGTGCTTATCGCAAGTAGAACCCAACAGGGAGGGGAAAAATACCCCTGCCCGATTGGGCTTTTGCTGTTCAGTTAAGTACTCATCAAATAAGTCCAGCAGCCATTTATCCTGACTTGCTAAGGCTTTATTAGCGGTGCTTACTGTGTGTCTGGTTGTAAGTTGTTTAATGCCAGCCATAATACATCCTTTATTCC